GCAGAAGAAACCTCGGGTTCTCCCTCCTCCTTAATCTCCTCCATCTTTCCGTCGGTCGACTCGGCCGCCTTGGCGTCCTCCTCGCGCTTCCTCTGGCGCTCCTTCATCTCCTCGTTCACAATATCGTCAGCCTCCTTGACGAGCTCCTCCATGGGAGTGTCGGGCTTCTCCTTCTTGAGTCGCTCCAAAACCTCCGCGGGGTGAGAGATGGGCGCCTCGTCGGGCTTGGTGTAAAACTTTGAGTTCTCGTCACCAGGAACGTATCCACCAGCCTTGGTTTCCATCATAGCCGCCTTGCGTTCTTGGAACATACGAGTAGCCTGTGCCTGGTTCTCCTTATAACCAGTCATGATTTCCTCAAGCTTCTCGTTGGTGTAGTGTACGTCCTCAATCTTCGTGGGGTCGGGGGGAATGAGAAGCCACTTGTACATGTCTACGACATAGATGTCAAAGGTGGGATCCTCCTTCTGAAGACGCTTCGCATGGTTCGCAGCCTCGTCGCGGTTCGCGAAGGCACCGCGAATCTTAATACCAAACTTATCATTCTTCTGCGGCGCCTCGGGGCCTACGATGGAGAGGCACGCGTAGATCTGTCCGGGGACGGTGGTATAATCCTGCTCGAGAGACATTATGATTTTATGTAAGCTTAAAACTTTAAGCCATTACTTACGTATCAAATGCACGAATATTGGGACAAACAACCCGTTCCTCGTGAAGGTACGGAACCTGGTGAAATAGATGAGTCTCGTGACATTACGAAAAAGACGACCAAACTTCCAGAGGGTCTCGTATGGTCCTCGTGTACTCTGAAGGAGGCGTGTACATTTTTGAGAGAGTACTACGTGGTACACGGTGAGTTTAAACTGGCGTACACAGTCGAAGGTCTTAAATGGTCCATAGACGATAGCATAGCCATTCGAAAGGTGGATACGAAAGAGATGGTTGGATACATAGCCAGCACCCCTTTAGACGTGAACGTCGAAGGGAAAGAACTCAAGATGACCCAGATTGATTACTTATGCGTACACCCCTCGTATAGATCATCGAGACTCGCTCCACTTCTCATCACTGAAATAAAGCGTCGGGCGAACAAGAAGGGTATCTGGCAGGCTATCTATACGGCCGTGACCAAGATTCCCACACCCATCACGAAATCGTGTTATTGGCACAGGTTCTTGGACGTGAAACATCTCGTAAAGACGGGATTTCACCAGACAAATAGAGTCCGTGAGAAATTTTACGAGATTAGAGGACCGTGTAAACACGCGTGGAGAAAGATGACCGTGGAGGACATACCCAAGGTGACTTCGATACTCAAGGATCACGTGAAAGATGCCAAGATTGCTCCCATCATCACAGAAGAGTACGTGAAACGTGTTGTCCTACCTATTCATTCGTACGTGAACGACACTAATGATGATTTCATATCTTTCTATGACATTCCATATGAACGTCGTGACGGGTCGGGGACCGTGAACCAGGTGTACAGGTTTTTCATGGTCGGTGACGTGTACAACGACGCCTTCCTCATCGCCCGAAATCTTGGATTCCACGTCTTCAATAGCGCCGAAGCGGGTGTGTGTATCGAGACACTCGAGAAGGAAAAATTCATAAAAGGGTCGGGTTCGGTGTACTACTATATGTGGAACTGGCATCTAAGTGAACCACTCGAACTCAAAAAGCTTAAACTTATCATTCCATAAATAAGTATGGAAGAAATTCGCCGAAATCACAACGATGCCAAACGAACACTTATACAGTCCGTGGCTCGTGAAGGTCAACACATTCTCGACGTGGGATGTGGTTTCGGCGGGGATCTTCAAAAGTGGGCGAAATGTGGGGTGAACATTAACATGTGTGACCCCGAACCATCAGCCCTCGTAGAAGCCCGTTCGCGTGCGAAAAACATGCACATGCGCGTGAATTTTTACGAGGGTGACATTCGTGACTGTCCAAACAGAAAATTTGATATCGTGTGTTTTAATTTTTCGTTACACTACATCTTTGCATCGAGGGACCTGTTCTTCACTTCGATACACGAAATCAGGAAGCGTATGAAACCGGGTGGACTTCTCATAGGTATCATTCCGGATTCTGAAAAGATTATTTTCAAAACACCGTACCTAGATGATTCTGGAAATTTTTTCAAACTCAAGGAGCACGGAAATGGTGGGTTTGGTGAAAAACTTTTTGTGCACTTGACGGACACACCGTACTACGCGGAAGGACCAAAAGCGGAACCAGTCGCATACAAAGACCTTTTAGTGACATACCTGGAAGAGTTGGGGTTTAGTCTAGAATTGTGGGAGGGTCTCAAAGGAAATCCAATCTCGGAACTGTATAGCAAATTTATCTTTGTATATAAGAGATGATGATACTGATTCTTTTATTAATCGTCGCCTTGGTACTCGTGTACACCAGGGAACCGAGTGAACTCGTAGAGGTGAAGGAAAAGTACACGGTTCTCAGGAACCACCTTCGGGACACGGACAACCAGAAGTATCACATGCTACATAAGTGTATTCCCATCACCGGTATGAAACGAATGAATGGGTCGGTGGGTTCCAACACAAACAAAGGAGGAGAAATTGTCGTGTGCCTCGACGGGAAGCCAAATGAGATTTTTCATGTGCTCATACACGAGTTGGCCCATTGTACCGTGAGTGAATACGAACACTCTCCGCAGTTTTGGGAAAATTACCTCGAACTTCGAAACATGTGTATCGAGTTGGGTATCTACGAACAGATTCCACAAAAGACGGAGTTCTGTGGTCAGCACATTCAGGATAAATAATCTCAGTCTAGTTTAAATGAAGACACCGGTAAACATTTTGATCACGGCCATCGCGTACTGGATAGCCCTGTATGCCGTGACCCTCGTGCCACTCATCTCCAAAAGTTACCACCTTAACCTCATATGGTTCACTGTCGTTATACCCAACGTCATCCGTTTCGCCATCGGTAACATCCCACGACTCGCCGTGGACCGGATATTTTTCCTCTCTGCGACCTTCATCGCGTTAGTTATCACCTTCCTCATTAACCAAGTTTCGTCTGAGACGAAGAAGGCTATGACTGACCCTAAAGCCGACGTTAACAAGAAACTTAAATTGAGTGCCTTGTTAGCGGGAACATTCGCTATGGGTGCTCTCGGTACGTATTATTCTGGAATTGATAATTCCATCTACAGTAATATGGGATGGGAAAGGCCCGTTTAAGGCTTGATGACGTAATCCTTCATGAGATAGAAGACGATCGCCGCGACCACACCGGTGGAAGCAAGACCAACCATACTCCTACCCCCTTGCTCGTTAAGGAACTTGGGGATAGAAGTCGCTAACTTGTCCTGGACAGGCTTGCTGACGGCGAGCGCGGTGCACGCCGCGACAAGAAGAGCGGTCATCTGCTCGTCGGTGAGGTTCATGGGGTTCTTACTGGCGGGCTTCTCAGCCTGACCGTTGGGGCTAGGGTAAGCACCTTGGGGGTCGGGAGCGGCCATCTGCATGCTCTGCATCTTGGGCTGATCAGTCATCATCGGGGGGTCCATCATGATATCGTTAATGGGAGTAGAATCCATCGTCTCTTTATTTTGACTCACATTTTTTTCAGGTGGAATAAAAGCAGTCGATTGATTCTGACTAATGGGAACCATTCCCTCTCCATCGTCCGAGAGGTTCATGGTAAACACTTGTTCTGAAGCCATTTAATATAGCCATATGTTTTAGAATAATTCGAGAGACGCACCTATTTTGTCTTGGTTATCTTGAGATTTGTCTTTTTCGTAGCCTTCTTGGCATCATCCTCTCTCTGTTGTTGATGTTTGGGATTATA